ATCAATATATTTTTTAAATATTTCAAGAGTCGATTCAGCTTCATTAATAATATCATTATCGTCTTCAAAAGCAAGATTAAGATGATCTTCAACAATCTGAATTTCCAATGGATTTTCTTGTTCTATATTCTCTATAAATTTATCGAACCAATAGGGGTTTGTTTTATTAGTAACAATAACTTTTAACATTGTACCTGAAAATTGTTTATAATCAATTTGTTTGTTTAAGAAATCGTCATCAACATCGTTATACCATACCTTTTTAAACATCTTATATGGGTTTTCAATAAAAGTTAGTTCTCTTGTTTCTGTATCCAGAATATGGATACCTCTAGGATCCTCGTAATCGCTCCAAGTAAACTCGCCGTGACTACCCAAATAAAATATAGTCCCATCAGAGGAACGATGATGGTAGTGGCCACTAAGAACCATATCAAAGTTCCTAAAGAGACTACGATCATCTCCATGAGAGACAATAGATCCTCTATACATTTCAAAGCCCTGGAGCTCAAGATGACCCATAACGATTTGCGCTTCAGTGGTTTTAAGTTTATCAAAACATACTCCTCTATTTTCATCACATATCCAAGGTAACATTAGTACCTTTGTTCCATCAAATTCTACCTCACGAGGAAACCGATCATAAATTGTAAACTTATCAGAATATCTCTGGTCAACTAATTCACTAAGCGCATTGACTCGGTTAGTATTTTTAAAGTATGTATCATGATTACCAGCAATGATATGTAATACAATATTTCGATCAAAGAGCGGTTGTAGAAAATCTTCCCGCAAGCGAAGCGCAGTATTGAAGTTAATATACTTACGACGGTCTACAAGATCACCGAGATGAACAACAGTACGAACATTATTAGTATCCAGATATGGAAAAAATATTTCATCAAGAAACTTTTTACTATTGTCCATGAAGGCAACGTTGTCATTGCGAACACCCCAGTGAGTATCTGCGATCAGTGCAATTTTCATCTAGCAATTTTCTTTCGATTATTGGAGAATGATTGTTTATCTCTAAAATATGTATTCAAACAAGTAGTAGTATAATCTCTAATTGCTTCTAATCTAAGAACATAGTTATTACGTTCATTTTCTCTAAGATTTGGATCATTAATTTTATCAACTAAATCAATTACATTAGCTGATACTAGATGTAGATTCTTCATTATCTGCCTCCGAAAACTTTTCTATTCCACTTAGTTTACTAGGTTTTTTAGTTTTTGTCAACTTATTTTCAAAATTTCTTATTAGATCGTCAGAATATTCATTGGATTTTAAATGTATATTTTCTGAATCAGTCCACAATTCATTCATAAGAAATCCATTTTCAAAATTCTTATGTTTGATGTATGTTTGTTTCTTCTCCTTGTGAATACGACGAATAAAAGCATTCCATGCAATCTGTGTAAAATATGCAAATGGATTACTAGTTCTTTCTGGATCAAAATTATCTACTGCTGCAATACAATCAATAATGCCATCACTTATCATTTCTTGCTTATATGTGTATCCAGAGAAGTTAGGTTTCTTAGCAAGATTATTACAAATTAAAAGAATAGACTGACCGATATAATTGGATACTTGCGGTTTGATCTTTTCATTTAAAATAGATTCTTTTAATTTAGTTCTATGATCTATCATGGATAGATACAATGTTTTATTATTGATATAATTTTTTGCTTTAGCCATTTTTACCTCTTGACTTTTTTGCTGATCATAGTATAATCACTAATGTGCCAGTTGAAATATTATACTTTAAGGTTTACGTTGTAAAGTTTATATTCAAACTTCTCTTCATTGTATATCTTAATTCTTTCCATAAAGTGGAGAATCGTAAAGTTCTTCTTACTCTTCCATGTAAAGTCATCAGCAATATCATATAATACTGATTCTGTTTTAGTATCAGACTTACGTAGTCCTCTACCAATCGACTGTAAGTTTCTTATCCTTGATTTCGAAGGACTAGCAAATATAATGTTATGCAAGTTACGAATGTTAACGCCGGTGGAGAAAGTTCCGTAAGAAGCAATGATAATAGAGCTCTTCTCTTTTTCAACAATATTACGAATTCGTTCACGTTCATCTCCATCAACACCACCATGTACAAAGAACACAGGTTTATCTGTTTGATTACTTATCAAGTCATATAATATCTTACCATGTTTTTCAACAAACTGAAATAGTAATAATGTGTTACCTTCCAAAGATAAAGATAAATTAGATATAAATCGATTTCTTTCGGACAATGTCACAAGATAATCTAACTCAGTTTGGTAGTCCATTTTAGATACTATCTTTCTTAAATCTTCAGGATAAGAAAGAACTATTGCTTTGATTTTAAATTCAGCTAAATGTTTTTGTTCTATGAGTTCAGAAGTTGTAGTAACTTTTCTAACAGGACCGAACAAACCTTCCAAAACAAGTCTATTAGTTTGAGCGCCGTCGAGGGTTCCTGTGAAGCCAAAACGATACTTACAACTACTAAGATTAGACATAATAGTAGTGAGTGACTTAGCTTTGAAAAGGTGTGCTTCATCGCCTATGGCCACATCAAATTGTTGGAAATACTCTTTAGGCATTTTGTATATTGATTGCCAAGTGGAGATTGTGATTGGTTTATCCGTGTGTTTATCTTGCCCCGAGTATATTCTATGAACGAACCGATCGGATACAAAACCATAATCGGCAAAGTCACTAGCCAATTGAGAAACCAAAGAAGTAGTTGGAACAATAATAAGAGTTCTAGCATTATAATACCTCGTTATAAGATAAATGATAAAGGATTTGCCTGATGCTGTTGGTGATAACAATAAAGATCTACGTTCCCTTACAGCATGAACGAACGCTTCTAACTGATAATCTCTTGGTTGAAATGTAGTTTTAATATGAGATATGAAATCTTTTGCTTCTTTAATTGAAAATTCGTCAGATGTAAAATCTGAAAGATATTCTATCTGATAACTTCTCTTCTTAGCAAACTCTTCAATGTATCTATTGAGTCCGCCGTAAATATATCCATTCATAACCTGAAATAATCTTACCTTGCCGTCCCAGAATTTATTTATGTAAGCAGGCATAAACTTTGCACCCGGAACATCGAAAGTAAAATATTCATTCAGTTCATATGCAATAGAAGGTTCGCAATGAACCTTATTGTATGTTTCATTAATTCTTTCTATCTGTATAATTTCCATTATGAACCATTCGTAAATTTAATCCAATCAATAGCAGATTTTATTTGATAACCTCTATTAGTTAGACTCTTAATAATAGACTCAAGTAATTCAATTTTTTCTTGTTGTATTCCAATTTTAAGGGATAGCTTAATAATATCTTTATCAGCATCCATATACATTGGAATATCTGCTTTAAGAATCATACCTCTTGCTGGTAATTCCCAACCAAGATTTCTAGATTGATCCGTATGACCTTGTGTGAAAAATTCATATTTTTCTAATTTAATTTTCTTCATATCGGCTTCTTGAGATCGCAGTAGAATTTTTTCCGCGATATAAATTTGATAATATTTGTGATGTAGTTTGGGTATAATAAGAGCTGCATCTCCAAGCTCTGTACGATCTATTTGAGAATCTTCTTTCCATTGCTCAAGTATATCTTCAATTTTCATAATTACCTCATTCAATCAATATTATATTGTACTATAATTATCGAAAAATGTCAAGCAATTATTTTAGAAATATTATAATAAGTGTACTTGAAACTAGCAGTAGCTTCAAGGTAAGCTACATCTGAGTCAGTTGAGTTGAAAGTAATTGATGATAATGATACAGGGAAAGCATCAATATATGTTACTTCAAAATTTGGAAGTTTTGTACTGGCAAGAATCATAACACTAATATCAGACATAATACCATTACCAGTGTATATTGGTTGGTTTTCAATTTGTGCATATTGATTATAATTTTCTGGTTTACCAAGAGATTTTAACCAGTTATGTATCTCAAGATAGTTATTGAGATCTTCATCAACCTTAAATGATATTGATAACTCTTCATATGCAATATGTTCACCGGAATATTGTAAGGTTACAAATGGATTAGGTGTAACTATATTGCCAATTGAAATACCTGGTACAGTTACCTTCTGGATAAAAAAGTTAACATGAGGTGCTTTCTTAATGCTAAATTTAAAATTAAGTGGACTAAGAAAATTATGATTTGTTGGTGTATTATCGATAGCTGTCATTATTAATCAACCTTTTTCCATTCTTTGTTTCAACTATTTATAAAAAAAGGGAGAGCATTTCTGCTCCCCCTAAGTTTGCGGCTTGAAACCGTCTTATGTTCTTTGCCTTCATTGAGCAAGTTCATTGTTATTTATCTTTTGTCGTCTTTTAATCCAAGCAGCTTTTCTAGCTTCTGACTGTTTGGCTTTAAACTCTGGGTCTAACCAGAGCTGCTTGAATTTTTCTGAGTTCTGTTGCTTCCACTCTTCTGTGTGAGGCTTTTTCTTTATTTTACGAAGGGCTGCTTTATGTTCTTCAGTTAATGGTTTACCTTTCTTAGCAGCAGAAATCGCTGGTCCTCGGCTTGGTGGTGCTGGAACACTTTTACCTGTTTTAGAAAATGATATTTTTTGTCCAATAGTTTTTACGGATTCTGGGTATTGGTGCCAAAGGTTACCATTTTTTGTTTGTATATTATAATAACGTAATTTTTTTTCTTCGGGTTTTTGCATATCAAGATAACGTTGCTCTTCAGTATACATTTCTTCTCTATCTAAATTTGTTTTTATAATACGTCTTTTAAAGTCTTCTTTTCTACGATTATATGAATTTCGCATCCATCTAGATGAACAAATATACCCATCATCAATAGTTCCCCAGTGACATCCAACATAATATCTTTTATGTTTACGATCGAACCAAATATAAACAAACCCATATTTTTCCATATTTACCTCCAAAAGAAAAAGTCAGGAGTTTCCCCCTGACTTTATTTAGTTTATAAATATGAGAAAACGAGTCCTCACATCAAATTATTTACAATAATACGACGATAGTAAAGATTGCTGTTTACATATACGCCACCAGCGCCCTTAGTAAGACCCTGAGCGAATGGGTTGGCTACCATTCCGTAACGAGTCTTGAAACCAATCTTAGGCTGGAATGTACCCTGATCAACTGCACGTACCATCTGTAGAGGAACGTATGGGCAATAGAATAGACCAGCGTCGAATGCTGAAGAACCCTTATAACCAACAGTTAGATAGTTACCACCGATTGCGTATGGATCGATATAAACCTTTAGGCGACCGTTTAGAACACCAGCGAAAGTGTTACCAGTGTCATCTACTTCAAGCTTGTTGCTGTTAAGAGCTGGAGTGTAATCAAGAACACCTGCCATCTGTAGAGCTGACGCAACGTCAGAAGAACAGATAACGATGTTACCCTTGCCACGACGAGTGTCTTTGGCAAGCTGGTTAGCTTCACGTTCCAACTGGAACATAAGACCCTTGAACTTTTCAACTGACCAACGACCGTTTGAGTCAGTGTCAAGATCGAATACACCAGCAGTAGTTGTATTCAACTGAGCGCCTGAAGTAGCAGTTACGTTGATTGTACGAACAACTTCACGGTTGATTTCTGCAAGGATTTCAGCTGAAAGGATGTTTGAAAGTTCAGTTTCTGCATCAAGACCATGGATTGCCTTTAGATCCTGGGCAAGTTCCATAGTATATTCTGCCTTGAGAGCGCGAGTAAGAGCAGTTACAGTAACCTTCTCGATTGAGAAAGCCATCTGAGGGAATACGTTACCGTTATCAACACCAAGAGCTTCGCCAGCTGCAGTTGACATACCAACACCAGTGTTATAAACGTTGGCAAGGTTAACAGTGCTGTTACCAGAAACACCTGAATTCAATGTTGAAAGAGGTGAAGTGTTAGTTGCGCCTGGGATAGTACCTCTGAATGAGTTACCAAATGTATTTCCATCAACGCCAGTAAGACCACCCTGACCAGTGAAGGCAGTGTTTACTTCGTTATAGAATGTTTCGCTGCCAGCC